GAATCCAGAAGTACCAACTTCTACCATTGTTGCTTTTGCAGCAGGATTTGGAAGTACTAATGCCTTCCCTGCCCCAACATGTAGAGTTTCATTAGGTTTCATCTCATGTCCGGTTATTGTCATGGTGGGGATACCTGACCAGTGACACCCATGCGCTAGGTCTGAATAAGCCTGATAATGGGCAATGTTTGTATCAACAATGTCAATCATCATTGGTGTATCAATATCAGGAGTTACGTTATCAGAGCCAATGATATACAAAGGAATATAATTCATTTGCTTTCCGTTCATCATCGGATAAAACCGTTCAAGTTCTACATCAGTAGATGATTGACGATTATCTTCATTTACTTCAAATATGCGTACCCGATAAATATCATTTTCGTCCAAATCCAATACACGATAACGCGTTACTTCTTTATCCTCAAATTCATCAATAGGGATTAAATGTTCTTCTTTGATTACCGCCATTGAAAGCGCATATCTATTATTTACTCTTCGTTGCCGCCAATTTATTATCTGCTCTGCACGGATAATTGACATATATGGTCGTACATTCATCGCTTGAGCATCCGCAATGGTCATTGCATCGCTTGTAATTGGATAGTTAACATATAGACCAACTCGCCCAACAACCATACATTCTTCTGCAATGTCCTGCGCAAATGCAGTCAACGGGATTCCTGTCAACGTAATATCTTCTAGCATTGATGATGTATTTATAGGGCATTCTGCTACAGGCGGACGGCGAAATACCATGCCAATCATTCCCTGAATTGTCCGGTATGTGGCGTTGTATAAAACTGTTCTATTTAATCTTGCTTGATATGCAGCAGTCGGTTCATCTGTTAAAGCAGGGAGGTATTCAGTTGTATGTTCGCGTAATTCCTCTGTACCGGCAAACACGTCGCGGCATTTCTGCCATTGACTAAGCATCTCGGTGTAATCTTCGTGTTGGGTGCGAACGCCTGTATTCTTTTGTGCCATGCTGGAACCCTCGATAAACGAGTAATTTTCGCAAGGGTATCAGTGTTCTATTGAATATGCAAGTGGGTGCTTACAAACCAGTAATAGTAGCAAACTGCATTACATAATTTTTCTGTAACTCCATAAACCCACGGCTGGCAGCATCGACAATATCATCGTGAGTTGCATTCGGGAAACCCTCAAACTCTTTTATTAAGTCTTGATTCCACGGTGCGCGAACAAGTGATATGTTGCCGCCGTTAAATTGACTAGCCATTGGTTCTGCGCGAGTAACTTTGCTTCCTGATTCTGGTGATGCATTGACCCTGAATCCTGATAGTTTTCTAATAAACGTAGAAGCAGCAAACTTACCTGAAGCACCAGGGTCAATTGGAATTGATTGCAACACATTTATTCCATCGCGCGTAGCTGTGGCAATAAGAGTTTTTTCAACTTCATCTGCCATTCCACGGAATCTAACTACGTCAACAATAGTGTATCTACCTTCGTAGTCAACACACATTAGAAGCCCAACAGTGAAGTCTGGTTCGTTGCCTTTTTTCAAATCTACTTCTGTAGCTGCCCAATCCCAAGCTCTTACCATGCGTCCGTGCGGGATAACATCAGTATATGAAACCAACTTTGTAGAAAACACTCCGCCCTCTTTAGCGATGCGAGGCTGCCCCATCCAAATGTTTAGATACTTGTCATAATCCATTGCCTTCATCTTCTCTGCAAGCATGATGGATGATTCGTCTGCTAAATTATTATCAAGATAATTAACATTGATTAGTGTTACATCTGGGTCTGGTGTTAGAACGAATCTACGGTACACATAATCGTCAACATTACCTGTATTGAAGCCAATCCATATCTCTGCATCCTTGACACGGATAGTGGGGTCTAACTCATCGAAAGTTTCTTCGGCAAGGTCAACAGCTTCCTCAATCCAACATATCTTCGTGCCTTCAAGAGATTTAATTTCCTTCATGTTGTGCTTCAATCCACGAAACACAAAATCAGTACCAGTCTTTCTATGGCGGATTGCATTTACAAGCACATTGAACTCGCTATCAAGGTGTAAGTCTTTTATCCTATTTTCAAGAACAGATAACACAGAGTCTGCAATAGTGGATTGAATCTGACGGCAGCAAAGTACAGTCATTTTTTCTTCCATTGCGCGTAATACAGCGGCCAAAGCAAATGTCCAAGAATTATGCGTTACTGTCCCATCTGCCAAACAAAATAAATGATCTCCATCTAATGAAAATCCTGCATACGCACCTTGTCCTATAGATTCAACTTTTAGATATGATAACTTCTTATCTTTATTTGGTTTAACATCGTCACGCGAGTATTGTTTATGTTTAATCAAACAAGGAATTTCCCAAACATTCCCGCTGATATTTACATACCATGCGAATCCTTTTACACCATTATTCGTACATACTGTTTTTCTTTTTGTTAAAGATGTTCTAAATCCCAATGAGTCAGCCAATAATTTAATATCTCTAGCAAGTCGTTCATTTACTTGTGCTATTGAATAGCAATTATGATAAGCATGACCATCAGTATCAAGTAACCCAGCAAGTAATTTAAGCCGTATTTCTTTGCTATTCGCTATATAACAATTAGGGATATGTTTATTATTGAAAAGATTATATTTCTTATATTTTTCCCATATAGGATGCAATCTTCCATGAACACCAACAACTTTGCTTAAATTATAAGTGCTGGCGGCATTGTCTCCTTTGCCATATTTAGTTAGATTAAGTCCACTTTTAATACAAAATTCATTTAACCAATCTACAATTTCAACATCTGCTGATGTTATTGCTACTGCATTATTTGTTCCGTCTCCCAACCATAATCCAAGGAAATACGGGTCTACTGTTACATCTTGTTCTATGAACTCAATCAATCCTGCACGATAGCCTCTAAAATTATCTTTCCATCGTTTTGCTTGTGCGATGTAATCACGAATTGATATATTTGTAATATCAGGCCAAGACGGATAACGTCCATTAGGGCGGCGCGGATTTCCTGCTTTTGATATTTCACCAATATCTTTTTTACATGATTCTGACTTGCGCAAAGATAGTATATGATCTTCATTAACCACATAACTCATTGCTGATGTTTGATATACACGGAATAATTCAGATGTTCCTGATGTTGTATCAAGAACAGTGCGCGGCTTTGAATCCGGCCCCATTACTTTGTCACCAACTACAACGTCCTCAACATTACGAAGAGTTCCGTCATACATAAGAATTTCCGTCCCAATCCCAAGACATTTTGCTCCCGCCCTGCCGCCATAAGCAACATAATACCGAGTGCGCTTATGCCCTCTATCGACGATACGATGCTCTGGAATTAGGTATCCATTTGCGGGATTGATTATCCTGCGCTTTTTATCGAACGCTCCTTCTACCTCTTTGCCATTGACAAGAATAATCGGCGCGCGATTTTTTTCAAAAAGCGGAAGCCAGAGAGGTGACGGTAACTCTAGTTCCATTTGTCACTCATTGTCATCATAAATATCCTCATCATTCACTTCGATCACTTTCTCAACTCTTTTCGGTTCACTTAAAAAGTTCAAAGTGAAAACTGGCCTGCTATCTTGGCTCAATGTAACTTCTTGCGGAATGGACTTCTCGTTGAACTTTACTCTATCGCGCAATCCGGCAATCTTCATCGCATGATCTGCCCTAGCCTTTGCGATACCAGCTTGTGCAGCAGTAAGCTCCTCGCCCTTATTAGCGGCTTCCTCAAGATACTTGGCTGCATCATCAGCAAGTGCCATCGCGGATGCTTGCATAGCTGGTTCTAGTGCGTCTCTGTGGAATGCCATCCACTTGATTAGTTGCTCACGCGGCAGTCCAAGCTTCCTTGCCGTATCATCAAGCGTCAATCCGTTCACCAGATAATTCAATATCGTTCCGGCGCCACCGATAGCCTCGATGCGTCTTGCAGAATCATCGCTTGGCGCAATCATGTTCTTGATATTCTCGACGCGCAACACCTTCATCGTCTCGTCATCAAGGGCGACTATTTTGTTATCGTCCACTATGGTTAGTCCTTTTGAGTGCGTCATTATTTATTGCCATCAATCGAATTAAGAAAATTACGAAAAGCTAATGCGTTTGCATCAATCTCCGCTGCTCCGACGAAATCTGCTTCGCATACATCACAGTGCAGAAATTGAGTTTCAATCATGCCTTTTTTACCATTGTATTCAACTTCGATACTTTCATGTTGCAAAGTGGCATTACCTTCTTCACATATCTGACAGATGCTCATTGCAATTTATTCTCGCAATTTTCACTGCAATCACACAGTCGTTCATCTTCGTCATCATCTTCATCCGCAAGTTCGTTGCAGATAGATTGCCACTGCGCTTTGTACATTGTCTTGAGTGCAGACAATGCGCCAATTACTTCGCTGTATCCAACTTCGTCTGCTTTAAATTTTGCATCAATGAAGTCCATCATGTCGTCAAACAGGTTATTGCTCATTTTTCCTCCTTTTGTTTATCCAGCCATTCACTAACAGCCCTACGGATTATTTCGCTGACGGGAATTCCAGTCGAGAGTTTTGCAGACTTTAATCTTGCGAGCAACGCTATCGGGAAGTAAAAGTTAACGCGCTTCAATTAAAAATACCTTTGAAAAATTCTGGCATGTCAACTTTCGGATTATCGTTCTTTGCAAGTAGCGACTTAACTTTGTAATCACATTCCTTACAATATACCACCATGCCATTGCGCACTTTTGCATCACGCAAGGTAGCCATGTGCTTTTTGCATAGTTGGCAATTTAAGTTTTTATCCATTCTGACAATATACAGACATATACAGCGCATGTCAACTCGTGTAAGCGAAAATGACTGTAATTAATTACACTTGAGCAAATTAGTAGGTTATTTTTGATTGCTGTAATCGGATTACAGTTTGCAGAAAATGTTCAAAAATACTTGACACGGAAATTGGAATGTCTATAATGCTCTACATCAGCGTTGTGCGACGCGAAAGAAGGTTTGACCCAGTTGTCATAGGCATGTAGGGGAGAAATCCCGCCGACCTTCTTCGGTATCGCACACTACATGACCTATAACAACTGGGTTTTTGTTTGGGCTGATGAAAAGTTACAAGCGATGCCGCACCGAGTCTAGGTGGCAATAAAGTACCCGACCAGAGGGTTACGCGGAAACAAATTAGTCAGCCATAAACAAGGCACACCCGACGAACTAACTGACTGATGTAGTGGCAAGGACGGCGCAAGGCCAAACCGTGGAGTCGAAATATCAGAGCGGTGCGTGGGGGGAGGACTGTTCCCTATAGTCTGATTGTTACTACGCACAGGAAACGCGAGAGTAATGCCCAGTTTTACTGGTTTGCAGCGCTGGTAAGTCTCGCGGTATGCCCGCATCGTTAGTATCATAACGACCACAAGTAATTCCAGCGTGTACCCCAGATGAGCGCGACTGCCCAATACGGGTGGAGTCTTGCCCATAAAACCCTTAACCAGTAAGAAATGGTTAGTAGTAGAAGTAGTTAATGCGTGTGTGCATGTGCCTGCGCGCGAGGAGTTTTGAAAATGGGAATTACGAAATAATGAATCCAGTGATTATCGGGAACGCCACACTCTACTGCGGAGATTGCGGGGATATTCTGCCTTTGGTGACAGCCGATGCACTTTGCACCGACCCGCCGTATGGCGTGATGTTGGGCGAAGTAGTGAACGGACAAGCGTTAGAGAAAGAACAGCAGCCCTACACAATGTTCAGCGATACGCCAGAATACATCAAAGATGTGGTGATACCGAGTGTTGTTCTCGCGCTACAGCGATGCAAGCGTGGAATGATAACGCCAGGCAACAGAAACGCCTTTCTGTACCCGCAGCCTGATGACATGGGTGTTTGGTACAACCCTGCCGGAACGGGGCGCGGACGATGGGGCTTTATTTTGGCACACATGATTCTTTACTACGGGAAAGACCCAAAGGCTGGGAGGAATGCAACAGCATCTTCGGCGTGGGCATTGAACGATGCGGTTGGTGCAATTAAGAATAAGCTGCATCCTTGCCCGAAACCTGAAAAGTTTACGACGTGGATGGTTGATAAGGTAAGTATGATCGGAGAAACGGTTTTAGACCCTTTCATGGGAAGCGGAACCTGCGGAGTTGCCTGTGCAGCAGCGGGGCGCAACTTTATTGGCATAGAGCTTGAGCCAAAGTATTTCGATATAGCCTGCAAGCGCATTGAACAAGCACAAGCGCAACAGAGGTTGTTTCTATAATAAATATGCTGCAATAAATGCTAAATACAGGATAAATTACAATGAACATAACGAAACAATGCCAAACTTGCAAACAAGCAAAGCCACTCGGCGAGTTCTTCAGCCCACCACAAGGCGCAGCAACATCTTGGCAAGGAACTGGAGCTCATTGCAAACATTGCCACAAAGAAGCGAAAGTGCAGCACGGATATGGATATTATGGCGAAAAGCACACCGGACTTGACGATACACCGATTGTGCTGTAATCGGATTACAGATATAAAGGATAAATAAAATGGAAGGACGTATAACTGAGCATGGTTTTATATTCGGACAATCTGAAATAGTTAGATGCTGCCATGATGAAAAGAAAGGATGGATTGTTTTACTTGTTAAAACCAAGAAACATCCTAATGGATTGCAAATATACATAACAAAAACAGGAAAGATTAGGGTTTGGAATGGAGCTATAGAATGGAAGCCTGCAAATGAACAAGCCGCCATGCAAGCGGAAGTCGCAGATTTGCGTAAACAAGTTGCATATCAACAAGAAATTACAGCGCGCCAAAAGCTCGCATTAGCCGCTATCTTTGCAGCATGCGGATACGTTGATGATGGGAGCTGTCAGACAGTGCAAATCTATCAAGACGACGCGACAAAAGACTGGATATTTACTGCCGGTAAGAAAACTATATTTGCAAGTAGTAGGTCTGAACTTATGGATAAGGTAGTAGATGACTTTACTAGCGAACTAGGAGAGAAAAATGAGTAAATGTGAACTTTGTGGCGAACCTATGCCGGACGGAGAGGAAATGTTTAAGTTCCACGGGTACAGCGGAGACTGTAAAAAACCTCCATTGCAGCGAGACATTGGAATTGAAGGGGTGAAGCGGCTTTTCAAAAACGCTACCGGAGTTGATGTTGGTGTGCGTGTTGAGAACGGAGAATTTGTCGTAATTGACCCAGACGGACAGGAGTTCCGATCTGGTCTTGTGCGGAAACAATAATGCCTAATGCATTAGTTAAGCCACGCCGGTAGGCGTCGGCCTTGAACGACGGGTTGTGCGTAACTTTTGGAGATGGAAATGAAAATTAACTTGGTAGGCATGATTTTGAATAATTGCGGGAGGTATAGATTTGAGGGAGCGATAACGGATGATTCAGGTAAGCCGATGTCTGCCGCAGACTCATTGCATCACATGATTCTGGAGTACGTAAAAGTTGCGAACGGAGGCACATCTGATGTCGTGACAGCTTCGCGTGAGGTGACGCACAACGCAAGTTAGACACTAAATATGTACGACAATCTGTACGAATCCACCAAAAGCGACAAATCAACTCTATCAAAGTAGCAATCATGCAGCTACTAACATATTACACGTATATTATCATTCCAATACCATCGCACCACTACCACCATGAGAACGCACTAGGCGGCTTCCTGACACGGATATGGGCATTCTAATTGGTATGTTTGGCGGCGGGTAATACGCATCGAACGATTAACCATCTCTGGTTACTATAGTTTTCAAAACTATTCAAGGAGCCAACCTCAGTACCCGCCATAACTAATAACTTTTGCCATGTCTTATGTTCTGTATCGTTCTTCGGCTGCAAGCATACTCGGACATTAACTTATTTATAAGTCCATAATAATTTTCTCTACTACGTATATCGGCTATCTGCAAATCAGTAAATTTGGACATACCATTTTTAGTCCCTCTAGTCTGACCTAACGTAGCCATGCGACCATCTGTAGTCCTTCTCCACTCCATATAACCGTCTAGCGGGTTTACACCACGAAGTAGTAAAGACTTTTTGGCGTTTTCAGACTTACTCAATACCTGCAAATTGTCTATGCTGTCATTCGACTTGTCTTCATCAATATGGTCTACTGTCTCGCCTTTAATTAGCCTGCGCCCGAGGTTTAGTTCTAATTTAAGTTTAGCAAGTTGCATTGTTAGGTATTTGCCGTCAGTAAAAACATCTATTCTGGTTCTACCATCTTTGCATAAATATGGTTTGGTTACCCTGCTACTTCCATATAAACTCAGTAAATCTTTTTCTTGAAATTTCATACACCCTCCATTCTTTAATGATTGAAGAGTATCACCTTTTATCCGGCATGTCTGCCAATTTCATCAATCTCGCATTACTGGTCAGTGTGGTAGGAATCGAACCTACTGCTCCCTCGTTCCAGGCGAGGATGTCTACCAATGACTTACACACTGTATAACTTGGTGGATAGTGATGGAGTTAACCACCCATGTCTAGCATACTTGTGGGTTACAGCCACATGCCTTACCGCTCGGCCAACTATCCATAAAAAAAGCCCTGTGAATTTCTCCATCAGGGCGCTATTCATTCTCACAACTAACTTCCTACAAACGAATATAACCCTCCAGCAATGTGGGCAATGGTGAATAGGACAGTGTGAGTTTCGTTTTCATGTGCTGATTATACAAAATTAAATTACCGTGTCAACCTTTAATGTTGATAATCGGCTTTACATAAGCTACAACATCAACCAAGTCTTTCTGCAATCGCATAACGTCAAACACATCCTTGTACGCGAACGGAGATTCATCTATCGTGTCTTTTGTCACCAAAGCAACTACACCATTCATTGTTTCTGTAAATTGTTCCATATTCAATGTGCGTTGTGCTTCCTTACGCCCAAGTACGCGACCTGCACCATGCGAGCTTGACCACAAAGCATCTGGATTGCCCTTTCCTCGCACAATAAAGCTACCATCTCGCATATTTCCAGGTATCACGCCCATCATTCCAGCTTCAGCGTGAGTAGCCCCTTTTCGGTGAATCCATATACCATCTTTCAATTCTGCATGATTGTGATTACGGTTAATCAATTCAGACCATTTCGCATCACCAGTGCAGTAATATGATATTTCACGATTAACACGGCGCATCATCTCTTTCCGGTTCTCAAGTGCAAATTCAAGGCAGAAATTCAAGTCAGTGATGTAATCCTTACCATCCTGACCATTTACATCAAGCCCAAAATGACCTTCAAGCGCCTTTTCGCCACCACCGGCAATCTTCATATAATGCGATGCAGTTGCATGGCCTATCCCTCGGCTTCCAGAATGGATAATTACCCATACATTATCAGATTCATCATGCCCAATCTCGATAAAATGATTACCACCACCAAGCGACCCAATTTGGCGCAACCCATTCTTATCGAAAATAGATTGCATCTTATCAGTTCGCGCATAACCAGACGAATCCCATTCAGTGTTTTTCTGGTTATGATGGAATCCAACAGGAATAGAAAGATATATGCCGTCAAATATCTTTTTTGCGTTTGCTTTAATATCTTCAACGTTATAACTTGTAGGTAATGCACACATCCCACACCCAATGTCGAAACCTACCCAGCTTGGGAAGATAGTTCCATTAGTAGCAACAACAGCACCAATCGGCAATGAATAGCCAGCATGTGCATCCGGCATCAATGCACCACGAACAACACATTCCTGCTTCATAGCACTCTCAAACTGGTTCAACGCCTCTTGCTCAATTACTTCAGCAAATATCTTGTATGGCTTGTCTGTATTGATATTCATATCATTCCAATCAGTTAATTAGATAAGCATTCTAGCATAATCCAATTATCCTGTAAATTACTATTTTTCAAATCTGGAATCTGCGCAAGGAAATTTACAACTGTAATCGGATTACAACACCACTAGCAACGTGGATATTAGGCAGAACTGTAATCGGATTACACTCGGAACGATATTCACTTCACATAATTCGCAAGCATATAGGCTGGATTACACTTACTAAATATTATGATATGAAGGATAATATATTAAGCGAGATGTTGGGGAAGTGATTTATTCTATTGGAGGGATAAAGGATGCACATAACCCCATTAGGAGGGGGCAAAAGTAAGCGCTCACCAACCTGCCCGGTGGGGTCTCGCCTGGTTGATTCGCCTGGTTGATTCGCCTGGTTGATTCGC